TTAGTTCCTTTGTCTCTAATCATACCTTGGTAAAACTTATATTGAGTAAGTTCGTCTAATCCTAAATTTTCAAAATAAGTTCTGTTTTGATATCCTATCAAATGCTGTGCATACTTTTGTTGTTCTGCATCAAAATTCTCTGTATCTAAAGAATAAAAATCTCTAAAAGACTCTGCCTTCGAATCCCAGTTGGGCAATATTGTAGATTGAGGACTATTTGTTTTAAGTCTATAATTGCTTGCAGTAAAATTTTCTCCGGAGTTGTGACTTTGTAAAGATACATAAATTTTATCTTGATGTGTAACAACATCTCCTTTTTTATAATCTGTATATGTTGTCCATTTATTAATTTTTGCTTGATCTATAATATATCCAGGTGAATACAAATCTCCATTCCAGTTTGCTGTTCTCCATCCAACTAATTTGATACGATCTTGTCTAACTCCTAATTTATCATCAAATATTACATCATTGAATGAAGTTTTATTATCTAAAATTAAAATGTGTTCTTTTTGAATCGCTCTTATATCAGCGTTGTAAATTCCGTCTTCGTTAGGGTCAGTCTCAATTATAAATTGCCCGTTTAATCTTGTTGCAGAAAGTTTTGTAGGTTGTATTGGGAAACCGTCCTGTTGCAAAACTGTATAAAATTTAGATCCTCCGATTAGATCATCTCCAATTGTGTTTTCTTTTTCAAATTTTAATTTTGAAGAAGCAGGCGACAATGCAATTACAGATCCAGATTGCCAATTTTGTTTGGTCCAAAATAAAAACTCTTTTATACTCAACTCCCAATTTATAGGTATTTCTAAATCAGTTGAATATTCATCAAACACAAATCCGTTAGTTTGCAGATAGTAATCATATCCATACAAAAAGTCGGCTACTTCTTGAGCATTTAAAAAAACTGTACCATACGAAATTTTTGATGTGTTGGGCAAAAATGATTTGTATTTTTTAACTCTAGTTCCGCCTTTTAATGGCAGACTATTCCCAATCAAATTCCAATCAGATTCATTAAATGCTGATTGGTTGGCAACTGTTTTATTTGCACGATAAAACTTATTTGTGTATTTTACTAAAGACCCCGAAATATAATATCCATTTAACTGCCAATCTACATATGATTCAGTAGTAGATCCTACAACTATTTCAACAAAATCATTATTTTTTCTCGGTGGATGATAATTGAATGCTCTATTGAAGTTGTTGTAACCACTTACTTTATAACCGTTGGATGTTTTTTCTATAATAACACCTGAATAATTTATTGTGTCTACTGGCGAACTTTTAAACAGTTGGATGTCATAATTTTCTAAAGGTATGTACACACTTTTGTTGTTACTGTCTGGATTATAACTGCCTACACTTACTTTTAAATTTTCTTTATTACTAAATCCGCCTAATTTATAAGTGAGTTGACTTCCTAAATTCTTTAACCTGTCTGCAATATAAACAATATCAAATCCAAGATTTTTTACATAGTCATGAATAATGTTAATATATCCAGATGTAAAAGTTGAACTAGTAGGTAAATTATAATCAACTATCTCAGTTCTATACAATGAATTATAAACATATTGTTCAAGCACAGAAGATTTAGATATGCGAGATGTGTCAAAACCTATACCCGCATATTTGACTGGATGAGATAAAAATTTTGCTATTTGTTCTGCAAATTTATATAAAGAAGATTTTCTCCATGCAGTTTCAGTTGGTCCTTGATCACCATACTGCCAATTACTAGCATGATCAGATGACAACACTGTTTTAGTACTTAAAATTCCTGCATCACTAGGCGATGCTAAATCTCCACTATCAGTAACAGGAATCATTGACAATATATCAGGTCGTGCATATTTCCTATAATATCCTTTGCGATCTCCGTCTGCTATAAATCCGTCTTTTATGTCATTCCAAAGAATTAAATTTCCTGATGTGTAAGGAGCTGCACCATATCTGCCTTCCCACCATTCAGGTTTTTCTGAAAATTCAAACATTTCCCATGGTGCAGTATGAGGCCTATCTGTACCAAACAGATATTGATAAATGGCTCTCCAAAATCCTTTTAAATCGCTGGAATCAACTGATAATTTGTTTAAACTATAATTATAAGTCCATACATTTCCTGAATCATATGTTGAATTAGATGCATAGTCAACTGCATTAGACCCAGACCATAGATAAAAATCTTTTGATAACATTGTATTGAATTCATCCAATGAATACTCGTTTTCTTTCCAGTAGCCAGGAATACAATCTAGTATTTCTGTGTTATAGGTTGTTTTAATATTGTTATAAATTCTTTTTTCAAACTCTAGTATTAAGTCATCTCTAAAATCATTATATGCAACTGTAATCGAACCGTCGTGCCCTTCAATCACATAAATTCCTTGAGTAGTAGAATCTTCTGACTGATAGGTATTATCTAAAAACTTTCTAGGTTTAAATTTAGGTGCAAGTCCTAACTTTGCAGGAGTAGTTGGGATATAACTAGCATCAGTTGAGGAATATTCATGTATTTCGATGATGTCATTTTCAGATAAAGATGTTAAAATTTTTATACCGATAATTGCACTGGAGTCTTGTAAATCAACAAAAATATAATCTTGACCATGTATTATCTGATTATTATTTTTATAAACATATACTGCTTTATTTGACAAAGTGTTTAGTTTAAATTGACTTGTTATCGGATATTCAACAATATTTGCATCGGAAACTGTGTATGATAATATTTTTTTGTCGGAACCGTGTCCTATCATATCTGTATCATAAAAAGCAAAAGACGAGTGTTTGTTAAGATTTATCTCAGTTAAAATTTTATCTAAATTTTCCGCAGGTGTTCCATCTAAAGTAGTATTTTCCGTAAATGTAATCAAAGAATTTTTAAACTTTTCATATTCTGTTCCAGAAAATCTCATAGCACTGATCAAATTTATTACAGGATCTTTAGTGATTAGTGAAGCCAATGGCATAGATCCAGAATGTTGAAGCATTTGTGTTGAATAAGAAAATACATCGCCTATATCTCTAGAATTATTGCTACCTTGAGTTTTGCCAACTGCTTCAGGATGATTTTCTATTGCAGTAGTGTAGTGCCTTACAATATCTCCTAAAGTAAATGAAGTAAAATTTTTGTTTAATGGATTACTATTTGCCGAAAATGGTGTTTCCCAATATCCATATTCTGACGATTTGCCAGACTTAGAAAAAGATTTAATTGTAATAAAATCGCTATTTGTTTTAGATTTATTGAATATAATAATTTTATATAATGTATTAGCTGATATTGTGTAATCAGTTGTATAAACTCCATTCACATAAACTTTTAAATTAAGATCTGATAAGTTTGCCGAATTAAGCCAAGACTTTACTTCGAAAGTTTTTTGATTTTCTATTGGTTGATAGTTCTCAATTTTCATTTGAGGATAAACAATTTTATTTTTTGTCCAGTTGTTTTTTAAAACAAAACTTGTATCTTGATTAATTTTGTAAAAGTACTGTCTATAATTAAATTTTTTCAAATCACCTGTACTAACAATGTAAGAAAAAGATCCACTATTAAAAGTATCGTTAAACTGTAAATCGGTAAGAAGTCCAAATCTTTGATATATTACTGATGTGCCATATACTGTATCTGGAGTGCCTTGAGTATCAGTAGCAACTTCAAACAAGGTAGTACCAGCAAAAGTTGTACTTGGATAATATGTTCTATTAGAAATAGAACGATTGTTTTCATCGACTAAATCAAATAAAGGTTTTTGATTAACTTTTGTTTTCTGTTGACTATTGATCCAAGATCCGTTGTTGTAGTGATAACTTACTCCTTTGAGATTTTGTCCTTTTTTAGCAATAATACCAGTTTGATCAGCCAATACTGTTGAATCATCAATTAGATGTATAACGCTGGATCCGTTTGGCAGAGTATCAAACGAGACAGTAAAAATTTTATTATTTGTGTCTGTATCTTTTAAAAAAACAACTTTATCTCCGTCTTGCACTAATTCTTTGTCAATTCTAAATCCTGTAGTACCTTGCACAGTAGATAAAGCATCTGTAGTGATATTATCTATTAAATCAACGTATTTGCCATGGTTTCCATAATTGTAAAGTTGTATATCTGGCACAAATTCTATAATAGGGCGTTTTGCTCTTTGACTTTCTAATAGTTCAGTGACTGAGTTATTTTTTAAATCAACTTTTTGGATTACATCTTTATGAAACCATCTATTTGACCTAGACCATGGATTAAAATCTTTTGATGCTCTGTTTATGGTCCAATAATCCGGATTCAAAGGAACTCCTGTAGAATTATCAAACCCTTGACTGTCCCATCCTACCAATCCATCTTCGTCCCATAATACACTCTGTGTAATTCCAAAACTTTCACTAACAATTAAATCATTAACATCTAATAATCGTATAGAACTTCCTACTTGTTCTATATAAAAATTTTTATTTTGATAAGATGTGGTTACATCACTACTGAAAAATATTTTCATGCCCGACGAGTATTCAAAACCAGTAGGGTCAACAAACCGGTTAACACCTATTAAATTTTCTACAGGATCAAATTTTTCATCGTTTAAATCTTTTATTATAATTTTACCTTGTAACTGTTGATATTGTTCACATTGATAAAACAAAACTGTAGATTGACTAGTTGAAGAATCTGTAGCAGGAACATTTAAAATTACAGTGCTGTTGTCTGCTCCATTATTAATAACATAGTCTTCAAATTGATTGTCGGTGCCAGTTCCATATTGAGTTTTAATATAAAAATTAAGACCAGGACTGTCAATTTCAAATTTGTAAGTATTGCCTCTATAAACAATAATGTCAGGATTTATTTCTGTTTTATGATTAAATTTATATCCGTCGAATTTGCTATTTGTAACTTTAATAGTGATAGTGCTTCCTGGATTACCGACTCTACTAACAACTGAAGACATTCCATATGGTAACCAATAGTATTCTCTAAAATTTACAAATTTATCCGGGTCGATTGAAGGAGAATATGAATAAAATTCTTCTTCGCACATCAAATCTTGTTTAGATTTTACACTGCCTTGTGTGTAAAGTTCGTTTATAACATCTATATAAGGAGCAACAAAATCTACTGAATTTCCATCAGATTTATAGATTATAGATGGTTCTAGTTGATAATTTTTTCTTTCTTTTGTTTTTTCATCGAGATAAATTTCACTTGTTCTATAAGTAGGGTGATATCTTCTACCAACGTATCCTGATATTTTTTCTAAAGCTGAAGGTTCTACAAATTGATCTAGAGTTGTAGAAAGAAACTTTTTATTCTTTTCTGTTTGGAATATTCTAGGTAATAAACTAGAAGAATTGCGGGTACTTTTTGCCATTAATAGTAACCTCCAACACTGCTAGAAGATGTGCTAGTAGATGTGGATGTTACTGTGGAACCAGATGAAGTTGTTGTGGTTGTGTCTGTTGATGTAACCACAGTACCAGATGCTTTTAATTTTTCTGCTGTTATAGACGAAATGATTTCAACATTATCAACTGTTGCTGATGAAATTAAAATTTCGTTGTCTTGTGAATTTATTTGGTACAAAGAGCCATACGAACTAGTACTAGCTGCAGGCACTATTACAATGCTCAAAACATTGGGCGAAAGTTGGTTGTGTATAAAAGCTGCCAATTCACTAAAATAAAAAGTATCCGAGAAATCCCATAAGCCTAAACTAAAATATAAATTTACTGCTTCAATTACAGAAGATTTTAATTGATTATCACTAGAGTTTGTGTTAGGATTTTTTACAATTTTAAATGTTGCTTGTAAATTAGAATCTGCACCTGGGCCAAATAATAATTTATATTCACCCGGATTAAAAATAATTTCATCGCTTATACTTTTAAGTTGATTTAAACTAGAACCATAAGAAGTTTCTAAATCATTGATGGTTGGAGGCAGAGGTTTTGTACCATTTTGACCTTGTCTAAGCCATGTTCTTAAAGATTGATCATAAGATTTTGTTATAACATATATGTCTATTATATTAGATATAGCAGGATCAATTCGTCTCGATCTCGGCGCACCATGATTGTATTGATATAATAAATTATCCCTGCCATGATAAGCTGTATAGCCTGTAAGTGTCGATAAAGAGTTAGTTGTGCTATTATAAGACTTGAATATATTTGTAGAATAAAAATAAAACTTTTGTCCATTAGAATAAATTGTATAATCTAATATAGAATCTTCTGTGGTAGTAACCACAAACTCTGAACTTAAAACAGGATCTGTTTCTTGAAACCCGTTTCTCTCTACATTTTTAAAAAAAACATATTTGTATTGAGGCAGTGTCGCAGGATCTACTACTCTATTAAACAAATCTGGATTGTCGACAACACCATCGTCATCACTGTCAAAAAATCCAACTTGTATCTTCCGTGTGTCATTGTATCCATCAACTCCAGATACGTTTTTAAATATTTGCCAATCATAATCAAATAACAATTGGGATTGCAGATCTGGTGCAGTATTGGTTTTTAAAATACGGATTTTATCTTTTATAGTTTTACCTGTTTCAGGATCATATATTTTTACTGACTCATCAAAATAAAACTTGTTTCTATTATAAGACTGAAACAGGTATTTTGTTGATCTGTATGTTACTGTGTAAGAAACTCCATTTGTACTAAACCTAATCAACCAACTAGAATCTAACCTTGTGTTTGAAGTGTCACCTTGGTAATTTAAATTAAAATTACCTGTGTTCAAATTATCTTCATCTATCACAATCCAAGTTCTGTTAAGATAGTCGTATGTAAGTCCAAAATTTCTGTAAGCGATTACATTATCAATGATTGTACTAGACAAGGTTGTGCTTATTGTGTTTATAAATTGAGGAATTATTTGAGACAACAAAGAAGTGGTTGGTACTAAATCATTTAAAACTATAGGTCCTGTGCCGTTACCTAGATTACCTAAACCTCCATTAGAGCCGTCTCCTTCTACAGTTACTACTTTACACCAGATTGTGTCACTAGAATTTGGATGATTTGTTGTTCCGGCCATTAAAGTTCCGTTTGCCATAAAATGATATCCAGCAGGAGCATCAAATTTAATCAAAGCACCTTCGGTAAGATATCTTAAATTTGTTGTGCTTTGAGTTCCTACACTCAAAGGAGCAGTATCTTTAAAATAACCTGTACATCTGTTAGTATTTGATGTAGTTTTATTCCAAGTTCTTGTGCCACCACTACTAATAGCAGTATAGTTTTTGTAATAAAATTGTCTTAATTCATCTGATTTAAAAACATTAGTTAAAGTAGTATTAATCATTTGTTGTACGTCTGATCTAGAAGAAAATTGAAAATCAAAACTAGAATTTTCTTCTTGTCTATACAACATGCCATCATCAGCAATTATATCAGTTTGCGAATAAACACCTGTTGGATCTGTGATATCTAAAAATCTAGATATGCCTGAACTAACACGGACTTGTGATTTACTTTTTGCAATAGAAGGATTTTCAATCAATGGTGTGATTTGATAATCTTCCGGACTAATCATTCTATTATTTGTATAATAACTTTGAGGTGCTAATCTTTTAATTTCACTAAGGGTTTGCGAAGATGAAGCGTTTGTAACTGTGGATTGCAATGATGCACTCACAGTCAGTGTGTTTATTTGACCATTACGAGAATAATAATCTATATCAATAGATATATTTTGCATTTCGCTTTTTTGAATTTGATATGTTAAATTATTGCTCTGTCTAAACATACATTTGAAATTACCTTTAGGTAATTCGCCGTACACTCCATCAGAAAAAACTAAACTGATCTGGTCGTTTGCTCTGGTCACTACTGCAAATTGTTTTTCTACAGAGTTTTGCAAAGAATTGTAAATTATATTATTGCCAACAATAGCCGGTACTTTGCTCCATCTTTCTTCTACTACTCCATTTGTGTCTAATTTGAATAACCAAACATCATTATTATTAATGTTATCTTGATCAATGCCGACCACTGTGTTAGGAGCAGAATTTGAAATTGAAAAATTTTGAGAATTTAAAGCACCTTGTTTAAATTGTAAAAAATATCCTGAATTAGGAGAACCAAATCCGCGTGAGTCGTTTTTGTAAATGAATGCTAAAGAATTTCCTTCAACTGGAGATTCTTCATAGATATATTTTTCATTTACAAAACTAGAAGATACAACTTCAAATGGCATTGAAATGCCATTAATATTTTTTGTAAACTGATAGATAGGAACATTTGAATTTGTACTATTAAATCTGTACATTTCACTTCGTATTCCGCCAATTGTTTCTTTTGCGATAGGCTTTCCTATGAATTGTTCTCTAGGTAAAGTGGCATTGATTACAGCAGAAAATTGTTCTTGCCAAGATGCATTAGTTATATCATTCCATAATATAGGTGTATTGGCTAAGTTTTGTCCATTAGCATCAAACACAGATTCAGAAGTACTGATAGATTCTATTTTTAAAAATCCTGAACCGGCAATATTTCTTTTTGGTTGATATGAAATTAACCTAGCTAATCTTAAAACACTTTCTTTGCGTTCAGCCAGATCTATAAAATTTTCTCTAGAGTTTAAATCAACCCTATATGAAATTGACTGACCTACATAAGCAATCAGATCAATTAAAGCAACGAATTCTGATGAATCAATAAAATCGTTGAATGACTCTGCATAGTTTACTTGAAGGTAGTCGATAAGAGTTCGTCTAATTGTGTCAAAATCATAACTTTTGAAATCCGTTTGGCTAAAAGAACGGTAAATTTTTTGCCATACCGAACTTGCTAATAAATTGTTTTGTCTACTGTCAACAGCCATTGTTAATATTTATTGTTTATATAATATGTGCAGTTTATTAAGATGTTGTTGGATAAAGTTTTGAACTTTGAATCAACAAACCTTCTGTTGAATCAAATAATAAATTCATTTGCTCGCCTATTCCATACCCTACATATACTACAGACACTAAAACTTGTATTCCGTGTTCATATTCGTTCAATTCTAATTGATCTAACACTACTCGTGGATCATAAGCGATCACATTCTCAATATCGGCAATAATAGCGTTTTTTGTATCAACATCTAATGGATCAAACAAAAAGTCATATATATTTGTTCCAAATTCAGGATTTTCTAACTTTTCTCCCTTGCGAATATTAAAATGGTTAAACAAGTCTTGTTTGATTAACTCTATATCATATATCTTAGAATCTGAAAATGTTTTGCCTTGGGTAGAAAATCCTTTGAAAATTTGAGAATTTTTTACATTATTATTAGAAGTTTTTTTAGAATTTTGATAGGTTACGATAGCCATGTAATGTATTTAACCTGCATAAACTGTGGCGGCGCTACCTACTATAGATCCCGCATCACATCCATCTCCCAATCTTGCACACAATATCCCTTCCACATAAACAGAACTGCTGGATCCTGAAATAGAAGCCACGTGGGCAACACAGTCTTCACCCGATGGTACCAAATGGCTCACAGTTAAATCTCCTAGTCTACTCCACAGTAATCCTTCTGCGAATACTGTGCTTTGACCAGGAGCAGCTAGAGTGGTCGAACCATCGCAGCCGTGTCCTGTGGCCACCGCATCTGTTTGTCTAGCAGCTAATGGCATTATGATACGTCTCTTTTATCTATTTTTTCTCGGTCAGTCATCTCCCAAGAAGTATTGTCATATCTTTTGTTTTCATGTTCTGCATAAGGTTCTGCAGTAGGAACTCTTTTCATGATGCTGTTAGTAAAATCATCAGGCGAAATAAAACTCAACCCTTTGTTTTTGAATACTGATAAACTGGAAACATTTGAATTGCTTACATGACCTGCAGAAACTTTGCCGGATGTGTTCATGTGTATTTCATTTCCAGTATTAGCTAGGAAATCAACACCTGCATAAAAATTAATATTTGTGCCAACCTCAATTTTGCCATTTGTAGTTGCATACAATTTAAATTCAGCGCCTGCTTGTAGTTTGATATCATCTGTGGCTTTCATTTCAATGTTGTCACCAGCATCAATATGAACTCTGCCTTTTACTTCATTTCCAGTTGTACTGCCAACTGCTTTTATGTTGACATTTCTACCTGCTTCAAAATTAATGTCCCTATTTGCTCTAAAATTCATGTCTTGCTCTGTGTGAATAGAAACAGAATCTTGAGCATAGATGTCAATCTTACCGTCTTTAGTGAATTCAATCCAAGCAGTGCCGCTAGTGTTTGTGATATACACCAATTCTTCTGTGTTGTGTAATAAAAGTTGTGCACCACTCCTAGTTCTTAATCTAATAAGTTCGTTAGTGATCGGAGTAACGACTTTAGACCCCACTCTGATTTGAGGTGTTCCATCGTCCATTACAAATTGATTTCCGCCCAACCTAGAATGATGTACTTTTCTAGGATTGTCTAAAGGATTGTTTGTTCCATAAACTATGCCATGACGATTAATAGATTCTTTGATATTGGTTTGTTGACCTTCAAAATCTATCGGACCGGGCGTGGATATTCCGAAGACCTGGCTGGGCGTTTCTCGTCTAGCAGATGATGATGTGTGTCCTCTAACATCATCTTTTTCTAGTCCTTGTTTTATTAATACATCTGTTTGCGGAGTGTGAATTGGTCTATATCTAAATGCATTATCATCAGTTAGTTTGGTATTAATCCTAGATATATTAGTTGTTTCAGCACGACGTTGTGGTTCTGCCACAGGAGTTTTATCCATATCGTATTGATATACTCTGTCATTTTCTTGTTCATTCCCAACAAATTTTTCACTAGATGCTATGCCTGGAGTCATGTGATTCATATAATCTTCAAACACACAACCCATCCAGTATCCGTTGTTGATATCGCCATTAGCAAACATCACTAAAACTTTAGTGTCAACATCAGGTGGGACCATCCAAAATCCATATGATTTTTGTGTGTTAGCAAATTCTCTTGTTCCACTAGTAGTATCACTTACTGGTGTTTGACCTGCAAATGGTGAACAGTAATTGACTACCACTGTTTGACTGGCTATGTCTTTGTTGGTTTCATCATATTCTCCATGTATTTCAGGAATAAAAACAAACAACCTGCCCATACGATTGGCATCGCTAGGATTTTTAACATAACCGATATAAGGACCAGGATGTATTTTAACTTTTTTTTGTTGATCACTGACTGTACTTCTTTTATTGACTGCCATTATTTTTGTGCTCCTGTGCTATTTTGTATTGCAATCATCTATGCTCCACTTAACCATGGATCAAAAGAATTATCTAATCTAGATTTGAAATTATCAGATTGATTTTGTAATATAGTTTTCTTTATCTGATCACCTCTTGATTTCCAATCAGGAGATACTGACTGTGGTTCTATAGTTTGTTCAGGGCCTGTCATCATAATATCATCTGGACTTAATACAGTTTGATCTGCGATGTTGGTTACATTCTCTGTACTGTTTAATTGATCTATTAATCCAGGAGGTGCAGTATCAGGAAATGACAGAGGACTTTGTTGTTTACTTTGCATGCCAGACTTAGATGCTCCTTGGTTATTCAAAGGGGTGGTTGTGTATGAATTTGCATCATCACTTTTTGTTTTATCATCTTGATTTTGATATCGCATACGTACCATAGTTAGCAGTGTGGTATAAACTCCTTGATCAAATCTGTGTTCGCACATAAATGCTTTGTAAATTCCTCTAAAAAATGCAGTATCATTAGAATTTATTTTGTCAAACAGTCCTGTTTCGTCATTTAGGTCTGTGGGGACTTTAAAATTTACTTGCACATAAACTTCATATTCGTCAGTGGTTATTGCTCCATACGAATCTATACTAGGAGAGTCTTCTACAAAAGAATCCTTCATACTTCGATTTGAAACACTTTTTTGTTCTATGTAAAGAGGATCTCCTAACACTTCCATATCAACCATGATTAAATCTGCAACTGGATTTTCAATAATCTGTTCAATTAGTGTTAATGCTTGATCATTTTTATTAACTTGTCCGACTAAAAATCCAGTGCCAGATTCATTGATCGGTTCACTAGATACAGCCGATGCTCCTTTTTGAGCAGAATTTGTAAAATCCTGATTGGATTCTTCTGTTTGAAATTGTCCTTTACCTCCACTGGTTGCTGGTTCTTTTCCGGACGGTGTTGAATAACTAATAGGTTGATAATATGCAATATTATAAGTCAATTTAAAATCTAAAACATCTTGATTTTTTCCAGTGTAGATATAATTGTAAGTACGGACAGGATTAACATTACTGACTAAATCTACATTACTTTTTTTAAAAATAGATGCAGATATTTTTTGTTCTCTTAATATGTATTTAAATTTGTACTGGGGTCGACCGGCTTGATTATCATACGCTCCAATTGATAGTTGAGTATATGTTCTTAAAGTATTGATATAACCGTTTTTGTCTTTTGCATTCATACTGTCATCAAATTGATCTCTTAGATATTGACTGTCTTTGACCACTGCTTCGATCAAAGTGTGAACCTTTGTGCCTGCAGGCACAGTGAACTGTCTAGGACTTAGACTTGCATTTTTTTTGGCTGATAAAAATGGAAAACCTTGCAGATTAGAAACTTGAACTGTTCCTTGTGCATTTGAGAATTCTCCATATCCTAATGGACTTTCTAAAATTTTAGTCGATTGTTCGATGTCTAAAACATACTCATCTAAAATTTTTACCTTGCCTTGACTTTGAAGAGTTTGAAGTGCTTTTGACCATAAGTCAAAAAAAGATTTTATCACTTCTCCCACTGTGACTCCCGAAACTGTAATTGCTTCTTGAGTGGTACCATGTAAATCGCTTAATCCTAGAAAGGTTGCAGGATAAGCTTGTATAGCGTAAGAAGTTCCTCCAGCATCAATATTCATTTCTACCTGTGTCAAAAGGATAGGAATAATCCTCGTAGTATAAGGCACATCGTTCTGAGGTATACCTTCGTCGTTGTACCCTTTGAATTCTATTTTTAGGTTGTACACACATTTCAAATGATTAACATAACCTAATTTTTTAGCTGCCGTTCTTAAAACTTCTATAAAAGTTGTGCCATAAGGTTCATACACATCAAATAATACCTGAAACACTGTGGTTGATCGTGCCTGTGGAGTTGGACTCAACGTGTTTCGTAAAATCAAATTATTGATATAAAAATCTTTATCACTTACGTCCCCTGGCTTTGGCGATTTACCGCCTGATTTTAAAATAACAATTTCTTCTCCAGTAAATCCTCCTGAATTAAATGCTTCTTTGCTCATAGCTGTGAGAGTTACAATGTAATTGTAAGGAGCATAATCGTGTAATGGATTAGTTCTTGGAGGAGTTTCTCCTTTTTGATTTGAATTATTAGAATCTAGATTAGATTCGTAAGAACTTTTCATACCTTGAGAACCAGGTGCAAAATTAGAATCTGAACCTGAAACCATTTCATTGTTTCTGTGCAATGCTTCTAAATTATCATACACAGTTTTATTGTTAGCAGGAGAAGAATTATCAATACTAGGTTTAGAAAAATTTTCAGAATCTATATCATCTACTCTTATATTTGCTTCATATAATTCTTTGTAACTTGGTGGCAAATCTATAGCACTAGAAGTTTTTTTAAGTCTACTCAATTCGGTATTTGTATTGTCTGATAAGTGTAAAGAATTTGAATGAGACATATTAAACTCCCAAATACTTGCTAAGAGTAGATTTTTTTGGGATACGGATTAGTAATCCTGATTTAAACCCCCATATAGGATCGGATATAGTGTCCATGTTTCTGTGCATGAATACCCACCATAGTTTGGGTGTGCCGTATAGATCAAATGATAAAAGGTCTGGACGCTGTTCATAAAATGAATCTATTTCGTATAATATGTCGTCAGGTTCAAACGCAAACAATCTCTTGCTTAAGAATCCCAATGATTCAACTCCCTGACTTGTTGTAAAATAAGGTGATGTTTGACTGTACTTTGCCATTAGATAAATCCGTCTTTCGCTAGTTTGCCATCAGCAAATGATTTAAGATTAAATTTGTTAGAAATTTTACTTCTTGAATAGATAGGAATACACTGCACTGTAATCATAGAATCTGTTGGTACATAGTTTACAGACCCTGATTGCACTGTGGATGCAATAGGACTGTACGAATTAGAAGATGCTCCAGTAACAGTTCCTTGAGATACTCCTGGCAATGTTTCTAAATCTGTCACCTCTATTGTTCCTCCATCAAATCCTTTTTGACTTTCTACATTTACTGCGATGTAATCGACATCTGATCTAAGATCAACTGTAAAGTTTGTGATAATCACACTGACATTTTGAAAAAC